ATTTGGGCTAATTGGTCACTGTTCGCATTGCCGGGTTGCTGGCCACCGTTTAATGTCATGTCCATCATAATTCTATTCTCCTAAACTGCCGTAACAGTGAGTATTGTTGGGACGCCTAAGACAGGCAGATTTACTTTTAACGTTCCGGCAGTCGAGTCGTACAGCAGGGTGCCGGGTTGCATGGTATAGACTAAATCGTTCGAAGCACCTTGAGCCTGAGCTTGGTTCGCAGCAATCGCCGTGATATTTGCCGTGGTCTGTGCAGGAGGAACCAGTCCCTCAGCCCCGAACAAATCCTGCAGCAAAGTGAGCAATGCTTGGCGAAAGGTTAATTCTTCCTCTGTGGGCATACCGTTTTCGTCTACCATGCGACCTGATGGAAGGTTGGGTATGCGAATTACGGCTTCGGTAACAGGAATGTTATTCATAAATAATTACTTCCCCGTTAGTTGCCACGTACCTGCTAGTACCCGTAAATCGAAGCTGAATCGAGGCGTCGTTCGCATGGCCACATCGCTGATAACGGAACCGATTAATGTAATGCCCCGTAGGATTCATATCTTTCTCCCAGAATGAACCGTAGGTCTCCCCACCATTGCGAGAGATAGCTAGATACACCTTGTTGGTCGAATCGAAGGTGGTAGTTGTGTTCGTATCTCCTTCGACATCGATAATAATGCCGCTCTCCGTGCAAATACTCTTGAATGATTCGGTAGCTAATTGTATTCCGACTTCAGCATCGTCAATCACAGTAATGGTTAAAGGATTAGGCTGCCCCATCTCCATCGTAAATCCAATCTCTTTGATGATGAAGTAAGCCTGACTGGGCAGACGCAAGGGTGGACAGATTCTAATCCGAGGAATCACATAATTCGCGACGTCAGAGTACTGAGCAGTCGAATAGTTGGTACTAAACTCATAAATATTGCCGCCATCCAGACTGACAAAATAATAATTGTTGTTAAAGTACGCAACCTCTCTGGCGGGGTGATAGTCAAGATTCTCATCCGATACGTTAAAAAACAGTTTAGTCTCGAAATCATAGGCGTAGGATATGTTGTCCGTAGGAAACGTGAACTGATAGACCACATGCCCGTCCTGCTGATACAAGAACCCTGTGCAATTCTCTGGGTCAGTCAAGTTACCCAATTGGTAATCGATACCGTCAGTGCTGATGGGCTCAATCGAATTACCCCTACTCACCATGACCACCGGACCAGATTGCTGATTTACAGCCAGCCACACGACGTAATCCTTCAGGGAGGCAATGCTAGCAGGATTCAGGCAGCCATAGTCAATATTGAATGTATTGTTGCGCTGGAATGGAAATAAAGCTGAACTGGTTCTTTGCCAACACTCAGCAACATTCTGAGCGAACACCAATATGTTGTTTCCCCCTCCAGGCATCGGAACAACAGCTTGGCAATAGTCAGGTTTAGATTGGATGGCGCCCACATAAGGTGATGTGTTTGGCCAGATTAAACCTTCGTTCGCCCCGCTTAATACCCAGTTGTTTGAACCAGTACAGGCGATGATGAACTGACCACCTTGGAACGAGACATAGCCGGGGTTGCTGAATGTGCTTGCGCCTGCAGCAGGAACATTGTTTGACGGGACAGGTGCAGGATAAGGATAGCCAAACGGAAAGTAACTGCTCGACGCAGGGTTCGAAGTATAAAAAGATGAATTATTGTAATTGTAGATATAAACAAATTGATTGTCGGTAATACATATCTCTTTGTTGTTGTTCTCGGCAATGTAGACATCGTTTGCATTCGTGTAAAGATTGCCGACTGGAACTGCAGATAGGCCGCTTACTCCGTTCACAATCTTGTAGACCACGGAACCAATTACCCCAATCATGAAGTTGCCGACAAAGCTGCTGTATAAGCCTCGGCCGAAGAGAGCAGTGGCGAGTGTTAGAACGTTTGAGTACCCAGCATACGGCACGAGAAATCCATCAGAAACGATGAAGTTCCATGTGGCTTCATTACTGACCTTAGGATAGCGGCCAAAGTGCGAGCCCCCAACTATGATCAAAGGAATCGGCTGTATCTGTTGCATTGCGTTAGGTGCTGCCATAGTCGCTGTCCCTCTTTACTGAGCAGCACCACCGCGGCTCAGATTATTGTGTGCTGTGCTTTTTTAGATATTCGATCGCTGATTGGAGCGTCTCGATATTGTCTTTAAATCCGCCTAATGCTGTATTACATTGATGACACAACAATCCTCTGACTTTTTTTGTCGTATGGCAATGGTCGATAGCTAACGCACTTATTTCGCCACCAAATAATCTTGTTTCCGACTGTTTGCATATATAACAATTATTGTTAGAAACCTGAATCATGCTCCTGTATTCATCTAATGTTAATCCAAATTTTTTAGCTTTCCTTGTTTCGCAATTAATCAAATATCGCGGGTCATTAGCTCTATAGATTACCGCATATTCTTGTTTGCATTTCTTACATGCCCATTCACCATCATTATTAATCGTCCTTAAAATATTATGTTTCTCACATTTTTCTTTAGCTTTATATGCAGGAATATATTTGTCAGGATTATTTATTTTATCCTCAACCAAAATCTTCCTTCTTCGTTCTTTCGCAATATCTTGTAATTCGCGAGTACGGACGGGATTCTTTTGTCTCCATTTTTTGGCATATTCACTTTTACATTTTCGGCAGTCGTATTTTTGATGCGCTGACGAATAGCTCTTTTCACAATTATGTATATTACAAAATTGAACTATGTTCACATTCACCTCTCTAGTGTCTCAGTTTAGGAACAAACCCAGCTTGGTGAGAATCCAAGTTTTCGCTCCGTCGAGCTAGAGTTTGTTGTTCATTCTAACATAATAATAATGATATAAATTAATACAATATGATCAACCAGGAAGCCATCCGCGATATAAATTTACAACCTGCCAGTCTATGGCTCCTGTATGATCGGTAAAATAAGACTGTTTGTTGCATCGTAAATCTTTGGGCTCTACATCCATGAGTTTTTTGACCATTTGGTCGAGCTTGCGCTGACATCCATCTGGGAAGGTCGTGCCCCACTCACAGCAAATATACTCACTCAAACTATAACGCAAATATTCAATGTAGAAGGTGTCGTATATGAGAGACAAGTCCGTCGTCAACGTAACATCCGTCAACCCAAACTTTCCCCATAGTTTCATTACATAGTTGGAGGCAGGAAGAAAATAAAGATAGATATTAGTCCCGCCAAAGCATCGCTCTATACGATAACTAAATGGTAATGATTGAATGTCATCTACACGAGGCCCAGACCAATATTCTTTACGGGTAAGATTGCTCATCGGGAAACGGACCGGGCCAATATTGAATGTCAGGCTATCTACGTCAAGCAGGTTAGGGATAAAGTACATCTCCTGACCTTGAATGGAGTTAAAAATTAATTCTTGGTAGTAGGGAATCTGGCGGATATCTGTACCCTTAAAATCAAGGAACGCATTAAGAAGATACAATCCGTCTTCTATTTGTCCGCCAGTGGGGGTCTCCAAATCACGGCTTACAACTTGCGACAAGTAATACGCTCTGGTAATTAACTGTAGTGCGGTGTAAGCCATGATTTATTCCTTATAGGTCGAAGTAGTAACCAGCAACGTTTACTGCAACGTTTGAGTCAGCATTACTCACTTTGTAGTTCACAGAAGGAACTGTGGCCACTAATTGAGACATCAATGCGACTTGAGCAGTTACCGGAACCGATGTGGCTTGACCAGTAATGATGATTTGGTCGCCTACTGCCGATCCACCTTGCATATCTAACACTCTGCTTGCTGCTGCAGGGACGAATGATATGTTCAGTAATGAGTAAACAGCTGTTAATGCAGGAACCCATTTAGCCAAAGATACGGCCGTGTAACTTGTGGCAGCACCAGCTGTAACCGCTGTGGCTTGTGGCGCATCGAATATAAATAAACGACGAGCTGCGTCATTGTCTGACCAAACACCAGGAAGGATATGGCTAGATGAGTCAGTGGCAATGAAACCAAGCAATGCATAGGCTGAATAATCAAACGGAAGCAAAGGTTGAACCAAGCTCAATGAGAACATGATGCCAGAAGGTTGTGCGCTCACAGGGTCTGATACCATATAGACAGCATAAACCGAGCTTGCTGCTACAGTGCCGGTGTCGATACCACCGAGACCAGAAACCAATAGGCTGGCTTTCATTACTGCAGTGCTGGACAACTGGTATGTTGCAGAACTGTCAATAATTGTGCCTGCGCTCACATTCAGAATCTCTAAAGGTGTGGTTGCATCGTTAGATAGCTTTAGACCATTCACATAATAGAATGGTTGTTGGCCGTATTGTTTGTAGACTTCGTTAGGTGTAGGCATTTTGTTTCTCCAATCAGGTTTTGAGTGCCCAATGCGGACACTCAAGAAGGTGCGTCAAATCGACATCACATTGGGAAGATCATTCGCATTGAGTTCTCACTCACCAGTGTGGACCCCCAAATGCAATCCCTGACGTAAGCACGATTGTTTAAGCCGAACTGACTTCCGAAATAATGCCTGATAGATGCCCCTGAATCTTGGTCAGTCATAGTAGAAGTAGTGAACGGAGACTCATCTGGCAGAACAGGCATAGCCATATAGAACTGGTTGCCTGAATCTAACAATCCTGCGCGATGTGAAGGTAATGGAGTTACAGTCATACCAGCAACAATCACGTTGTTTAAGTTTTGGTTTTGGTTTTGCAGCCATACCAGACCAACGCTATTGATTGTTTGAATCAGCACAGTCACGGTACCAGCAACAGTCGCAGCATCGGCAATCGCACGGAACTGAACGGGTTGTTGTGATGGACGATGCC